GAGAAAATTCAATGAGCTTGGCACCATGGAACCGGTTGTGAAAAGTGCTGTGAGGAAGCAGGCAGAGGTTGTGCGGGGCGTGGCCGTTAAGCTGTGCCCGGTGTACTCACCGAGGGGAGAACCCATCCCTGGAACATCACCAGGAGAGCTGAGAGGCAGCATTCACACGAAGGTTGAGCAGGATGCAGAGAAAACAGTGGGATGCGTATACACAAATAAAGAATATGCAACCTATGTGGAATTTGGAACCGGCCCGGTGGGGCAAGCGAACCATGCAGGAATATCACCGGCCATCCCAGTGGCGTACCGGCAGGATGGATGGGTATGGCGGGATGAAGATGGCGGATTCCATGCAACGCAAGGGCAGCAGGCTCAGCCATTCATGTATCCGGCCCTGAAGTCAATGGAGGGCAGGGTTGTGAGCGGAATTGCAGCGGATCTGCAAGCAGAAATCAAGAAAGTAGGTGGAAGCTCATGATCAATGTAAAAGATCAGGTATATGACGCAATCAAAGGGATCACAGAGAATGTGAGTGATGGATACCCAAAGGATTGGGGCATCCTCCCTGCGATACAGTACACGGAGGAAGATAATTCCGTGACTGAGTGGGTAGATGGCAAAGAAAGCAAGGCCCATCTGCTCTATAAAGTGGATATTTGGAACAATGGAAGCACTTCAGAAACCACGCTGAAGGTGGATGCAGAGATCTCAAAACTTGGCCTCAGGAGAATTGCCTGCGGTGATGTAGCAGATCCTTCCGGCCTGAAGCATAAGGTGATGCGATATGAGGGCATCATTGATGTGGATACTGAGATGGTTTACAACAACTAAAAAGGAGGAAAAAGTAGATGTTAGCGAATGGTGCAAAACTTGGCTACAAGAAAAAGGGTGCCGGTGGAGATTACACAGACCTCACCGGGCTGAAGGAGATCCCTGAGCTTGGAGAGGATCCTGAAAAGGTAGAGAACAGCGGCCTGGCAGATAAGGTGAAGCAGTATGAGTATGGAATTGGAGATGCAGGAGATCTCACATACAAATTCAAGTATGAGAACACCTCTGAAACCTCTCCATACAGAGTGATGAGAAAGGCAGCGGCCACAAAGGAAGTGCTCTCTTTCTGCGAGACGCTCCCGGACAATACAAAGTATGAGTATGATGCCCAGGTATCTGTAAAGAGATCCGGCGGCGGAGTAAACGGAGTTATGGAGTTTGATCTGAACATGGCTCTTCAGAGCGAGATCACAACCACAGATCCGGAATAAACGAGAACATGAGAAAATAGGAGGATAAGAGAATGGGATTCTTTAATAGTAACAAAGATGCAGCCATGGAGGCAGCGGTAGAGGCAGCAAACACAGAGGAAAAGATGGAGCAGCAGGAGGAACAGAAAGAGGAGACTGCGGCAGCAGTGGCACCGAAGAGAAAGCCTTTTGCATTGTGGGAAGTAGGCGGAAAAGAGTACAAGCTGAAGCTGAAAACAGCGGCCATTGTGGAATTGGAAAACAAGTACAAAACCAACCTGATGAACATTATGGGCTCCGGCCAGGGCGGAATGCCTGCTCTTTCTGTGATGTTGGATGTGGCTCACGCCGCAATGAAAGACTGGCAGCACGGGATCACCAAACAGGAAGTGCAGAGCCTTTTTGAGAAATACGTTGAGGAAGGCGGCTCTCAGTTATCGTTCTATATGACGGTATACATGGAGATCTTCACGGTGAGCGGTTTTTTCTCCGTAAACCTCAGCAACCAGATGAGCGGAGCTCTTCAGGAGGCGAAGGAGGAAGCTCTGTAGAAGAGCCTGAAACAGTAACAGATCTATTGTGGGGGTTGTACCCGGTATTTTTGGATGCCGGATACAGCCCCCAACTTTTTTGGGATCTAAGCCTGGGAGAGGTAAATGATATTATTGAGAGCTATGCCAGAAGGAAAGAACATGAGCAGAAAGCCAGAGAGGCAGAGCTGAAGGATGAGATCATGCTCCTATTCAACCAGGCACTTCAGATGGGCAATGTGCTTGGCAGACTGATGAACAAAGAAACGCAACTCATTATGCCTGCGGCGTATTACCCGGAATTATACAGTAACAAGGAAACAGAGGAGGCAGCGGAAACAAATTTCACCGAGCAGGAGAGTAGGGATAAGCCCACGCTGAGCCCGGAAATGGAACTCCACAAGGCAAGAATGGATGATTACATTTTCCGGCACAACTTGGCATTCCGGGAACGGATGGCCAAAGAGCGAGGTG